TGTGGATAGTCCTGATCCGTTTACTCTTGTTACTTCTGCCATTGTTATCTCCTTCTGCTAGTGTTATTTATCTTCCATTAACGCAACTGCGGCATCATAGTCTTCCTTAGATACTACGCCTTCACGTAGTAATTTAGTTCTATTAACTAGATGCTTTGCAGCAATTTCTTCTTTACTACCGCCAAAATATGCTACAGCATGTCCTTCTTCAATAAGGATATCTGTTACAAGTTCTGCTGGACCATTTTCATAACGTTCTACTTTGAAGTCTCCAAGAACACGTCCGAACTTGCCTTTCATATCTTCTCCCTTACGGTCTTCAGTAGTAATAAGTTTACCGCCATCTTCCATAAGTTCTTTTAGTCTTGCTTTGGCCGCTTCGCCAAACAAGTCTTCTACTTTATCTCTTGTGCGTGACTCAGGCGTATCAATGCCCATAATTCTTACACGTTCGTCTGTTAGTGTTACACCAAAGCCTAGATCAATATCTACGTCTACTGTGTCGCCGTCAACTACTTTAATGACTTTTACATCATATTCATTCTTTTGCATTTTATTTCCCTCGTTGTTTATTCATCTAAGTTTAATGCTTGATCGCCCCATTCTTCCATTATAAACTCTCCAAACGCTGTTCCAAAGAGCCACATCAATGTAAGAATAATTAATCCTATACATATTATAAGTGCCCATACTAAAATTTGTATTAGTATATGCTTGCCTTCTGTCCAATGTGCTACCGTTTTTATCTTAGCTTTAACGCCATCTAGTAGATAGTTACCTATTACAAAACGTGCCAATCTCATTACGATTAGTATAGGCGAAGACAGTACATCAAACAATATTAAAAACAAGTCAACCGTAGCATCAATGATGTTGTCTATGTTAAACCATTTGCGTAATTTATCTCGCATTTGCCCTGCCCTTAATATGCTAACATTATTTAGTCATAAAAAAAGGCTGCACAAAGCAACCTTTTTAATTCAAATAGAACTTTGTAGTAATTTACAACTTAAAGTTAAACCCTACTACAAATTCTCTATCTGTACTGTCAAAGTCAGTATCCATCTTTTGCAATAGTTGCAAGTTAAGATCTAATCTGTCATTGACTGATACTTTTGTACCTAGAGCCGCATAACTATCAACTCTATTAAAGTCAGTGTGTGCGCCTTCTAATGATGCAAAATCGTATCCAAACTCTGCATATGGAGTTAATCCACCTACAGGCATTTCAACACCTACATACGGACTAAGAACTAATCTGTTCTTATCGTATGAATCACCAAAGTCATAGTGTGCTTCTGCAACACCATATACGTTTAGGTTGATTAGTGTCTTTGAATATCCTTTAGATACATTTAAACGATAGTCATCTGCTGATCCGTCGTTAATCATTTGTAGTCCAAAGTCTACTGGTAGTACATTACTTACACCTAGTGAAAACACTTCTGCGTCATCAGCAAAGTCTGCGTGTGTACCATTTGCGTAGCCAAATGTAACTCCTTGGTTTTCAACGTTAAGAGCAATTCCAGTATTATTGAAATCGTCTGCCATTGCTGTTCCAGCCAAAGCGGTTAATGCTACTATTGATAATAATAGTTTTTTCATAAAAACATCCTTTTATATTATTTTTTATTGTGTGTTGTTTATTAAACGCACAGGTTATTTATACTTCTAATCAAAATCAGTTAACTAATTTGAAAAGAATAATGCCTTAGCATTTCCTGCGATAATCATACAACACGTTAGTATGTGTAAGACAATCCAAAAAGTACGGAACGCTAATGCTCTCCGCACTTCCTGTTGGGTGATGGGCAAAAACTCTGGTTTATCGTCATCAGTAACACCAATTGGCATACCAACAGTTCGCGCCCAAGTTCTAAGCCATCTCCGTTGTCCACTCATTACATTGAGTTTTTACGATCAATGATTTCTTTTCTACGATCTTTGGTAAGTTTACCTAAGTCGCCAAGTGCCTTTCTAGCTCTTGTTGCAGCTGCCTTTACACCTTTCTCTTCGAAAGTTGCATGCTCTGCCAAATAGTTGTTGTACGCTTGTACAATTTCTTCATGTGTCGCCATAATGCTCTCCTGTATTATGTTTTTTTTACAAAATTATTTACGTGATCTACGTTTTAGGGGTGTTAAAAGTGGTTTAGCTAGGATCGCCAACATTTACGTTGGCACTACCTGTTGCTGCATCTCCACATGTAGCAAGGTCACCTGCGTTTACAACAGCAACTCCATCAATGAATACATTGTTAGAATTTGCTATCATAGTTGGGGAGGCATGTGTGCCTGACCCGTGACCAGCTACATCGTCGCCGTCAACAATAACAAGCTCACTGTTTGCAAAAACAGTGGTCTGACTTGAAATTAAATCTCCGTCAGCTGTATCATTGTTACGACTAATTCCAGGCATTAAGTTACAATACCTGTAGTTTGTTGGACATACTGTTTTGAAATTTCTTCAATTGTTATGCCAACAGTCATTACATTAGTATGCTTAAATGTCATTGACTGATCATTTGCTGTACTAAACATAAATGGTGCTAGTGCAAGACCTTGCTGGCCCATTACTATTGCAAATGGTTTCTTAAGTTTGTAACCTGTTTCAGATTCTTCTTCTAATCTACCAATTATTTCTTCACCAGTTGATAGCTTCATTGAAACTACGTCACCGATGCTGTGTGTTTTTTGAATCAACATTATAATGTGTGTCCTGTGCCATTGAAGTTGGTGTCTTCAATGTATTTTAATAATTCTGTGTAGCCGCCAATGTTCTCACCATTGATTTGTATTTGCGGTACACTCCTTGCTCCTGGAACAGCTTCGAGTAAGTCTTCTAACTCTACATCAGTTCCAATCATTTTTACTTCGTAATTCACATGCATTGCATCTAACTTTGCTTTCGCTTTGTCACAGAATGTGCATAGTGGCTTACTCCATACTACTACATTTGTCATAAACTAAATCCTTTAAGTGAATCTTCACTTACGTCTTGTTTAATACCACCAATAACATAAGACTCAACTTCTGTCTCTTGTGGGGCTACCTGCAGGCCTGAACTACTCAACCAATGTGTAGTCCACGGTAATGGGTTAGTGTTTACAGGTTGGTCAAAGATTGCATCTAGTCCTAATGCTTTTAATCGTCTGTTAGCAATATACTCTACATACTGATTAAGAAGTGTTGCATTAAGTCCAATCATTGAACCATCTTTAAACAAGTACTCCGCCCATGCCTTTTCTTCTGCTACACAAGTACGCCACATTTCGTACACTTCTTCTTTACACTCTTTAGCAATCTTAACCATTTGTGGATCGTCTTTGCCATTGCTCCAGTTCTTAAGAACGTGTGTGCTAAGTGCCAAGTGCTGTGCTTCGTCACGTGCAATTAATGAAATAATCTTTGCTGATCCTTCCATTAGTTTTAGTTCGCCAAAACCAAATGTACATGCAAAACTTACATAGAAGCGAAGTCCTTCTAAGATATTTACGTTCATCATAGCCAAGTAGAGCTTCTTTTTGACATCTAGCATACTACCTTCGCCACGATGATTGTAAGCGTCTGCCGCTTCTGTAAATGCATCGTAGTTCTTAGTAACGGCTTCTGCACGTTTTAGAATCTCTTTGTCGTCTAAGATTGTATCAAATACTTCACTTGGGTCTGGATACACATTTTTCATAATATGTGTATACGAACGTGAGTGGATAGTTTCAAAGAAGTCCCAAGTAACAATACAACCTTCTAGCTCAGGCAATGATACATGCGGCAAAAATGCTAGGCATGGACCACGTCCTTGTACGCTGTCAAGTAGTGTTTGATATTTTAAGTTTGCTGTAAAGATGTGCTTCTGCTCAGGGCGGAAGTTAGCATAGTCTGCTCTATCTTTTTGCAATGAAACTTCTTCTGGTCTCCAAAAGTATCCAAGCATGGTTTGATTTAATTTATCAAACACAGGAAATTTGAATACATCATATCGTTGTGTGTTTTGATCTGCTCCGAAGAACATGTTTTGTTTTGTAAAGTCAACCTTATCAGTGTTGAATACTGTTTTTGCCATTTTAAACTTTCCTTATCCTATGTAGCAATGCTACTATCTTTTCTTTTGTTTGTCAAGAATTAAATTGCACATGCTTCGCAGGCTTCTTCATCTTCTTCGGCGCCCACGGGTAGTTCTACTTGTGTTTCTTGGTCTTCCAGTTCACTTGGATCTGTTTTGTAATCATAAGTGTTCTGATAGTAACTAGTTTTCCATCCTAACTTGTAGGTGTTTAGTAAGTCACCAATCATAACACTCATAGGCACTTCATTGTTTTCAAAGTGCGTAGGGTTATAACTCCAGTTGCCGCTTATAGCTTGGTCAAAGAACTTCTGCATCACAGCAACAATATTTATATATCCTGTGTTGTTAGGCATATCCCATAACAAGCTGTAGTGGTTCTTTAGAGTTTGGTATTGGGGAACAATCTGCTTAAGAGGCCCCTTCTTTGATTTTTTAGTGGACAAGTAGCCTCTAGGTGGTTCGATGCCGTTTGTGGCGTTTGACACAACGCTGCTACTCTCCGATGGCATCTGTGCGGACAATGTCGAGTGTCTAAGTCCGTGTTCCTGTATGCTAGAA